GCGTTATGGTGTCCACCGAAGGACTGAGCCGAAACTCCTAAGAGAATCGCCCACAACTATGCTGTATGGCCAGCAATGCACCCCAGAAATTTGTTAACCCGGATCTCGGTGAGCCGGGGCAGTCAACACTTAAGTTTTAACTTCATCCTCTTCCGTAGGCTGCAGGCTGAGAGGGGAGGAAGCGTGCGGTGTAGCTACCGCACGTTTGGCAGCAGCAACGCTACCAGGCTTAACAGCAGGTTCTCGCTGTATAGCCTTTTGTCGATACACGACAACATCAAAAGAAGGTCGGGTATCCTTCTTAATGATGTGGTAGACACGGGAGGTCCAGCCAGGTACATCCGGCAAACCGGTTAAAGATACAGGTATTTTACATACAATGTTCTTGACTGACTTCTGTTCCGTAAGACTACGAATTAATACATCCAAATCGCAGGCCCCGAGCTTGATGTCGCTACATTTCCGACTGAGGTTCGCAACACCCCAGGGAGCATCAAGGTAAATTAAATTATATTTGCACTGGGTCGCTAGCAATGCACTGGCATCGCCATTAACACACCGGGCCTTGGTTCCAATGTGTGCTCCCAAATTCACGCACAACTGCGCATACAGCGTAGGGTCAACCTCTGCTGCAGTAACCTCAGCAGTTGGGTAAGCTGTGTGCAATACTATGGTATCATTGCCAGTATTAGCACAAGCATCTAACGCGTACGTTGGCGTGGGCAACTTCTTGAAAATATCAAGGAGTTGCTGTGATTCATATGGGTGAGTGGCCATCCATGGCTGACCGGTAATAACGGGTGGTGCAGTGACGCCTGGTATAGCCGCACGTTTCTCATCTGTGGCTGGAACAAACGGAACGCCGGGTGCCAAGACGCCAGGTACACACTTCTTGACCTGTTCGGTTAAAAGCTGTAAGTCATCTATAGATTTTAATTCCACTAAGTGCTTACAATAACCCTCGACCTCATCAGTTGTGATGCCGAGTTGCCTAACACACTCATCCAAACCTATCTCCCGGTCAACGACATAATCAGTGTCGTGTGTAGGTAGGCTTGATTCACGTTGCAAATAGGTAAATAGCTTCTCATTACGCACACGGTGCTCACTTGGGCACAGGCGAAGCACCATGTGACACCACTCTGATAAGATTGGTGTATAAGGGTCCGTAATAAGGTGGCCAGAAGCTTTATTATATAAAATCTGCCAATCATCCAAATTTTCTAAAGAAGCGTGAACATGCAACTTCCCTAGTTGGCGTGGCAAATCGGCACAATTTAGTATTGAGGTTTGAGGCCGTGGATACACTCGCCCCAAGAAACCCAACGGTAAATTAGCCAACCGTGATTTGGCCTTAATTTTAAGGCCAAGCTCTTTACATACTGACTCGTAGACGTCCTCCTTCGCGTCAGCTGTGAGCCCATCATCACCACCATAAATACCGAGGCGTCGATAAGCCTCAGCAACCTCATAACCCATCTCTCGAAAAACGCAGAAAGCAACAAAAGCGTTATCAATTGAATTCATTAAAGAGGTATCCGCACATCCAGATAAACGGGATCCATCAGGATCATAAGGTAAACCATGGGATGTATGTGCCTTGGCCGTGGTAATGGCTTCATGGACACGTCGGATCATAAAGTGGTATTGTGGATCAAAGGCACGTAACAAGATGGGTAATTCAAGTTTTTGATACATGGCCATCGAATGTGTGCCATCAAACTTAGAAAAATCCGTCTCGATGATCGTTCTCGCGTGCAGGGCCAACTTATGGACCATATGTGAAATTGAACGCGGGTGACGACCAAAAGCGTACCAATGTGTGGACTTCAGCAGAGTTGCTAACGACCGCGTAAAGCAAGAATACAACAAGCACTGCTCATTTGGCAGAGTCGAAATATTGCGCGGTGGCGCATAAGCTCCTTCCTTTAACGGGTAAGGTTCAGCTTTCTGAAACGACTTAACATGTGTGTTCTTCTTACGCGATGCCACAAACGTTCCTGAATACCAGGCTCCCAACCTGTCAGCAGCTATAGCGTTAGCCAAACGTTGCGAAGGACGGTTTTGTAACTCCATCACTTCCTCAACACTGATAGGTTGTAAGGAACCAGGCACAGGTAGCAACTGGCGCATAAATTCAGACACGTACTTCTCATACTTGGCAGGAAAGAGTCGCATCGGATTATGGACATTAGTAATCCGCTCTTCCAAACACCATCGATCATTATTCACTGATTTGGCTGGAACAAAGCCATTTTCTATGATTGGCGGTGCCACCTGACGGCCAGCAGCTTTAAATTCCTCAGCTAGCTCAATAACAGATGGTTTCAAGTAGGTAACGTTAGCTACTCCTTTCGGTACGGGTTTGATATCTGAATATGAATACTTTCCATCATCAACGGGGAAAGCTGCCCAAATGATCGCCTGCGCTAAGCGAACATCTGATCCAAAATCTGGTGTAATAAACGTACTAATGTCACGCCATTTAAGTGCTTCAAGCCGTGCACGCGACAAAATAATAGTCTCCTCAGTGGCAGGAATTACAACCGAAGCATACTGTCCTGGAATGGACAAAGCCATCGCCGGGCGTGCGCCCGTTTGACGAATGATAGCAGCCTGCCGTTGCTGCCCATCAAGAGTTCGAACAGTATGTACTAACTGCCGGCGCTTCAAATCGGTATACGGAGCGCCAACATGATTGTTAGCATAGATTTTGGTTGGGAACAAGCCGACGATACTCCAGTGCGGATTCACCGGGATGCTCTCAATTAAATAGTCGATAGAAGCAGTTGGATAAATAAAGGTGCAACCAGCAACTTGATAATCCCACAACTGATGACGGTAACGAGTACCGCCATTTATTACAACTTCGACAGTGTTGTCAGAATGAGTTGTCCACTGTACCTCCTCATAATGTCCTGCAGGGACAGAGGGGGTAAAAGTATACAAAAGGAAAGGTTTGGCCATCCAAGCATAGGCCATCCAATCCCAGTAATAATCCACATTAATAGCCTTCATAATGTGACTCATCGTGACAGGATCCGACCGGTTCTCGTAGCCCTGCAACTGAGCTCGATCAGAATTCCAATACGGTATTAATGACCCACTAACACCTGCATTACCATCACGTTTTGACCATTGGATCGAATAAGGCTCGAAACCATTTTGTCGTATAAAAGAGTTGATGGTAGAATCAGCGGCACTTCGACTTGCGGCAGCTGCAGGATGAGAGTGGTAGTTATGGGCGGCGTGGGCCGGGTGCAAAGTCATATGACGAAATGACGTACGCAATTCCTCAACCTCAAGAATGGGATAGCTATCGCTACTTTTAAGCCAAAAAGGCACCATTCGGACAACCAACCATAACAGCACAGGAACAGGCATGTACAACGAATACTCCAAAATATCATCGAGTACAGGTAACCGAACACCCCGGCCAAGGAGTGTCGACTGTATTAAATCGATTATGGCCAAACCCATCGGTCGATAAATGGAGGCTGCCAAACCCCACCACAGTGGCAACCAATAATAACTGGATAACAAAAGAAGGATAACGAAGCCAACCGCCATAAAAGACAGCCGAGGCAACCACCATCTATATGCATCACAATCAAATTGGGATTCAAATGCAACAGGGGGAGTATAGGCAAGCCACCACGGGATTAACCATGATTTTGGTGGCTCAGCAGAGGGAACTCTCTGCCAATACAATGATCGTTGAACACGCTGAACACCAGCCCAGACACTGGTAAAACTGTGGTCACGATCCCTCTTCCATACTAAAGCACCATAAACATGGAGCCAAAGCCAACAAAACGATCTTCGAACTATGAATGTTACGTAGTAAAGCTGAATACAGCCGGCAGCAAGACATACGCAGCACCACACAATGGGAATAAACCGTATCGTATAATTGTTAATCAAAATGCCGTCAAGACCCAAATAGGCGGCAACCCGGGAATACACCACCAGCACCCAAAAGCTTAGGATGCCGGCGATGAAAAGAAAGGAATTAAAAAGAAATTCCCGGATGATCATGGAAGCAGGGGCTGGCTGGCAGCAGTCAAAGATTGCAAAAGTGAGCGTCTGTGAACACCTCGAGGCAATTTTGGCTGTTG